GGGTTACAGTGAAACGGAGGTCATGAGGGGACCGAACCGGGAACGGTTCATCACCTACCCCCCCTAATCGCACCATGACCTCCTTAACGTCCGCAGCGGGTTAGAATATGGGGACAGGAGCCGAGAGGTTCCACCCCGTCACCCACGCTTCAATCATGACCACATCCGCTTACAGCCGCTTTTCCCCTGCTATTCCTGCAGGTGTCAGTTTTTCCAACAGCACTAACGCCTACTGGGTCCGCGCCGACTACGTGCTCACCCGCGCCGGTAACCGCCGGGGCACCTATTGGGAACTGACCGACTGCGACACTTTAGACACCCGCCGCTTCCGCACTGAAGCCGCTGGCCTCGCCGCCCTTGCCGCTCTCGTTTGATTCTCACCTTGCACTACCTCGCCCGGCTCACTGCCGGGCTTTTTTGTGACCTGATCACAGCATGTCGCCTGCGTTACAATCTATGAACAGCCCCTGCTAGTTTGATTTCATTCGATTATTATTCACTTAATACCCACAGCTAAGTATGTTTCATTTTCACGGAGGTTGTATTGGCTGCGGGCAGCAAGACAGGCATGGCACTGATTTTTGTTATGATTGCTGCTATTTTGATGCGGATTGGGAAAAGCCAAGCCTATTCGCTGCGCCTATCAAAGCTGCTGAGATTGAACGCCAAAGAGTAATCAAGCGCCGAAAGTCTCCCTTTTATTTTCTTATCCGCTGGCTATGACACATTCTCGTTGCTTGGTTGTCATTGGAAAGACGGGAATTTGCGGCCCAGAAGGAATGATTAGCTCCTTTTTTGCAGACAGTAGGGAATAGGTTGTGAAGCGACTCATGCAAGAAAATCTTTCACAAATTGAAGACCATTGGGAGATAAAGATTTTTGACATGTCTAAGCTTTTTAACACAAAGCGCATTTTTGATGTAACATGATAGCGTTGCATTTGCTTAATGCTTAAGAACGATCGTTGGATTAAAGAACAAGCCGCCAACGGCATGATCGAGCCGTTTGTGCCGGAGCTGGTGCGGGAGGTGCTCACCAACGACTTCGACGGTGAGCCTATACGCAGTGACTTCGGCGGTGAGACTATACGCCGCCGCGTCCTCTCCTTTGGTTGCAGCTCCTATGGCTATGACCTACGGCTGTCATCGAAAGAATTTCTGATCTTTCGTCATGTGCCTGGCACTGTGATGAATCCGAAGAGCTTTAATCCAGCAAATTTAGAACCTGTTGCTTTAGAACATGATCAAGACGGCGCTTATTTTATCCTGCCAGCCCATTCCTATGGGCTAGGTGTAGCACTAGAGAAATTGAAAGTGCCTAATAATATCACCGTGATATGTCTTGGCAAGAGCACATACGCCCGCCTAGGAATCATTGCAAATATAACCCCTGCGGAAGCTGGATGGGAAGGGCATCTCACCTTAGAATTTAGCAATTCTTCCGGGGCTGATTGTCGTATTTATGCTGAAGAAGGTATTTGTCAACTGTTATTTTTTGAAGGTGAACATTGTGATGTAACATATCAAGATAGGAAAGGAAAATATCAAGATCAGCCAGAACTTGTCGTTACTGCTATTGTATGATGAATAATCAAACCAGAGTGAAGCAATCAGTCAAACATCATAAAATAAAAATACTACCTAAGCAACGATCAATCTTGCGATTGATTCAGTTTGGAGGATATATTTTTCCTGTTGATGCAATAGAAAGAATAGAAGACCACATTAAGCCATTACGTGATTTAGATGAAGACATGATAATAGGATGGACATTTGCCGTTGCCTTAAAAAATGGTGACATCTTATTGTGGGAACCAATAGAAAAGGACTACGAAAATGCAGAAGCCACAATGATGTTTCATCAGCAATCTGCAGAATATGTAGAATCAATAAGAATTGCAACAATAAGAATTGCATGGGGAGAACAGGCTATGATAGAGAGGCCTGAAACCATTATTTGTCAACAGCAGTTGATTTCAAACAATGAAAAATGACCCTACGCCAATGCACATGAAACCCATAATGTACATACAACATAAATCACCCGAAACATTAAGCATTTTGCCTCCGCAAGGATGGATTAAACTGCCTAATGGGCAATCCTTTGAGATTGCACAAGTTGCTTGGCTTGGTGAAACAATAGAAGAATATGATAAAGCTACTAGCTGCAATGTGTTTCATTTTCTCATTCAGTTAAGTCATGATCATAGCTTCTGCGAGTGTAAAATATACGATTATATCCAAACTTCTAATAGTAGGCGCAAAATACTAAGCGAGCTAGATAAATTCCGCTGTCAAATTGCTGCAGCAAGATGGGGTGATCGTTGTATTGAGATGGAAAAATTTGTATTGAAATGAAAAAGGAGAAAAGTTAATGTCTGGAGGATCAATGAACCATCTGTATCGAAGGCTAATGAATGCCGTAGAAAATGATGGCGGCGATTTTGTTGAAGGATTTAAGAAAAATACAGCATTAAGAAAGCAATTTGCGCTTCACTTAAGGGATGTTGCATCTGCGCTAAAAGCTATTGAATGGAATGATAGTAATGATGGTGCAGATAATGAAGATGGATTGATAAAACATTGCTTAGGATATGATGTATCTTTTTTGCGTCAAAAAAACGGGCCATTATTCAAAGAATGGGAAACATTAAAAGATTATGGCTATTGTAATAGCCTTACTTTTGATGAATTATGCCAATGTGTGCAACCACTTGAAAAAAACGTTATACCATTTGGATCTGTTGAATTTGTTCAAAAGTATTGCTATCTTGCAGGGATTAGATTACCTAATAACTTTTCTTATGGCACATTTGCTGGCCAATTAGATGAATTTTTAATGCGCAATGTTAGGCGCGGATATATCATGAATGCAATGGATCACGAATTTGTCAAGCCGGTTAAACTTAAGCTGTTTACGGGTGATATAAAAGCTAATCTAAATCAAGAAGATATACCTAGCCAAAACTTGCATGTTTGGATCTCAGATCCAGTTAAATTCACTGCAGAATATAGATTTTATATCTATGCAAGTGAAATCATCGGATGGTGCCGATATGATGCGCATGATGAAGACTATCCTTCACCAGATCAAGAGTTAGTCAAAGCAATTGTTGAAAAGATTAAACATGGTATTGATGTGCCAATTGCTTATGCTATTGATATTGGTTACAGAGAAGACCTTGGTGGTTATTCCTTGGTTGAAATGAATGATTTTTGGTCTTTAGGATGGTATACATTTAAGGATGAAGAATCACGTCCAATTTCAGGAGCGGAATATGCAAGATGTGTAATTGCACGATGGAAACAAATTGTTAGCCTTAGCGGTTTAGAGTTTTGATGTTATTTACATTTAACACTTAATCATCATGCCATTTTTCACGCCTACACATTCCGTGTTTGAAACCATTGAACATGATGGAACACCATCTTGTGCGAAGAAGATTATTAACTTTGTAACACCTAGAATCACACGCAGTAACCAAATTAGTTTTGCCGATAGCAAACTATTTGCGGTCTACTATCCTGATGATGATACATCACGAAGGGTAGTTAATATCAACAAGGGAGATTTTGTTGGAGTTGAAAGGGGATGCATCACAGTGATAAATACCGATCAACTTGTCTGGTATTTCCGGATCCCTGAAATTAACGCAACCGATGAAAGCTTTTGCCAAGAATTATAGCCATTAAATCAGAATTAGTGCTATAATTAAAGCACATACTAAGTTCTCATGTGTTCAATGGGCAACGATTTGCAGTCAACTTGCAACGATGAACGCAAGCTATCAATAGTTGATATTGACAACTTGATTGACGACATGCATGTACAAGAGAGTGAAGAAGCGCTCATGATTATTCCGTCAACAACCGCAAGCAAGCTAAAGCAATTGCTAAAATTCAGAGAAGCAAAAGACATGAACATAAATGGATGTATAAATCTGATCAAGCAAAGAACTGGATTGACACGATCCATGCAAGTGTTTGCCAAGAATTATAAATGATAGACCACAATTAGTGCTATAATTAAAGCGCGTTTTTAGCCGCTATGCGTTCATTCTCTCGAATGGACATGTTATCAGTTGCCGCGAGGGATGCTTATGATGGCTTCCCCTTGATTGGTGCGATTGAAACACAAAATCGCATTGAGCTAGCAAGATCAGCAGATATTAAACCCTATCAAGAATCATTCAAAACATATATCAAAACAGCTTATCCAAGGTTTCCTTTCACAAAGCATACTGAAAGGCTGATAGCTATTGCGCAACGTGTTGCGGATGGTGATTTACCTAGAGTTATGGTAGAACTTCCACCAAGACATTGGAAATCTACGATATTTTCTAGGTTCTTGCCAGGATATTGCATAAGAAGATTCCCCGATCGTAGCGCTGGGATATGTTGCCATACGCAAGATTTGGCAACAGGTTTTAGTGAAAATGCAAGGGATTATTTTGTAGCGTCTGGAGGCATCCTAAGGCCTTCTCTGAGAGGGAAAGAGGAGTGGGGACCTGATGATGGGATCGGAAGCTGCTGGACTGCAGGAGTGGGAAAGGGTACTGGTAAGCCGGGTCATTTCTTGTTTGTTGATGACCCAATTAAATCCATGGTTGACGCGGAATCACCAGCTTGTAGGCGTCAAGTTCATTCGTGGTGGGATTCAGTGCTGAGCACAAGGGAAGAACCTGGAAGTTCTACTGTGATTGTGCACACAAGGTGGCATGAATACGATCTAATTGGTTATCTGCTTAATAAAAATTTAGAGCTAGAGAAAGAAGGTCTTGAGAGCGAATGTGAGCGCTGGCATGTTATATCTTTGCCGATTGAAGCATTGCCAGCTAATGATATTAAACCATTGCCATCAACGGTAACAAGAGAGATTGACAATAGACAGCCTGGCGAAGCATTAGATCCTGACAGGTTTAACACTAGGTTTATCAAAAGAAAAAAGGCTAATACACCACCAAGAGAATGGGAAGCTGTATATCA